AGTATCCAAGCCTCCATCAAAGGGGGTAACTAATGGCAAAAAAGAAAACCAAAAAAGACGCTTGTTATCACAAAGTAAAAAGCCGTTACAAAGTATGGCCCTCCGCTTACGCTTCGGGGGCACTATCAAAGTGCCGCAAGGTGGGCGCAAAAAACTGGGGAAACTCTACTAAGAAAGCCACTGGTGGTTTGATTGCAGCGGTAGACAACCCCAAGCGTCCGGCTCGTAATCGTTATACAGATGGAGGCATGATAGCTTCGGGGTGCGGACAAGTTGAGGAATCTAGACGCAAGAGGACAAAGATAGTCTGATGGCTAAGAAAAAGAAAAACTCTTTACGAGAATGGTTTGGTCAAAACGATGGTAAAGGGTGGGTAGACTGTAAAACAGGCAAGCCCTGTGGTCGCCAAAAAGGAGAAAAACGACGGAGTTATCCTGCCTGTCGTCCTACTATGGCACAATGCACGTCTGCTGCAAAGAAAAAGAAGTCATCAAAAAGAATTAGTTGGAAGAATAAGAAAGCCACTGGTGGTTTAGTGAGGGTGTTTTGATTCGTGAGTGGGCAGAAGAATTAGCAAAACCATCGGAGTACAACAACGGTGTCGCTTCGTGCCCTTTTGCTTTGGAAGCTCTTGTAAAAAACGAAGTAAAGACCGTCATCACACACAACCTTTGGCCTGATGTTTTGCACGAGTGTGCCTATTTTCACAAAAAGAAACACAAAGTTTGCATGTTTTTTGATTATGAATACGCAGACGATTATGCGACGTTAGAAGAAGAATGCATGGCTTTGAACAGGTTTTTTTCAGAATCTAAACTAGATCTATGGCTTCTTTCCTATATGGGAGAAGAGGCGGTAGTATTTGTACAGCGTTGGAGTGAACTTGAAAATGCTGCTGCAAAACTTGAAAAACTAGGTTACTATAAGAATTACGACCCTGACGATTACAAACGTCATATTTTAATGCGTAGAAAAAGGAGTGTTTGATATGCCAGGAATGATGCGCGGTAAAAAGAAAATGATGCGTGGCGGTTCAGTAAAAACTGGAGCTAAAAAGAAAATGATGCGTGGCGGAGCGGTGAAAGCCAAACCCGTGAAAATGATGCGCGGTGGCAAAGTAAAGGCTAAGAAATGAGTTTCCCTGATTTGACTGGTGACGGTAAGGTCACAAAAAAAGATATCTTAAAAGGTCGCGGTGTTGAAGGTTTTAAAAAAGGTGGCAAGGTAAAGATGATGCGCGGTGGCGAGGTTAAGTTTGGTCACGGCGGAAAAGTTCATGGTTGTAACCCAAGTGTTCAACTATCAGGCATGAAAGAGGCGAAAGTAGTCTAATGGCAACTTCAGGTTCAAGAGATTTTAACCTCGATGTCGGAGAGATAATTGAGGAAGCGTATGAGCGGTGCGGGTTAGAAGTCCGTACAGGCTACGATGCTAAGACAGCACGTCGGTCTCTTAACCTGATGTTTGCTGATTGGGCTAATCGTGGTCTTAACTTGTGGACGGTAAAAGAAGGTACGTTTACTGTTACACAAGGCACCTCTTCTTATTCGTTAGCAGCAGATATAGTTGATGTTTTGGATGTGGTTGTTCGTCGTGATAGCACAGACTATGAGATAGAACGTATTAGTCGCGGTGATTACGCAACACTTCCAAACAAATCTACTCAAGGTAGACCAAGTCAGTTTTGGTTAGATCGACAGATTACTCCTGTGATGTATCTGTGGTCTACTCCTGAAAACTCTACTGATCAAATTCGTTATTATTATGTACGAAGGATAGAAGATGCTGACGCTCTTGTTAATACTACTGACATGCCTTTTCGTTTTTATCCTTGTATGGTGGCGGGGTTAGCCTACTACATGGCGATGAAACGAGCACCAGATCGTATCCAGATGTTGAAGACTGTGTATGAGGAAGAGTTCCAACGTGCAGCGGACGAGGATCAAGGTCGAACACCTTTAAAGTTGCAGCCTAGCTTGAGTTATTTGAGGGTCTAATGGCATACGCTAGTGGCAAACATGCTTATGGAATATCAGATCGGTCAGGTCGCCGTTACCGTCTTCGTGACATGAAGACAGAGTGGACAGGCGCAAAGGTTGGCCCTGATGAGTTTGAGCCAAAGCATCCACAGTTGTTTCCGCCAAGAGCTTTTCCAGACCCACAAGCATTACGTGGCCCTAGACCTGAAACAGAATTAACAGAGCAACGATCCATACAACATGGATACAATCCTGTTGGTTTTAGAGACATACCAGGGGTAACACCACCAAACAACTTAGTTGCTCAAGGAGAAGTTGGTTCCGTTACGGTAAGTCTTTCAGATACAGGAAACGAGGCTGTAAACGTAACAGGTTCAGCCGGAGCAAGTGCAATCGGTTCTGTTACAGTCAATACTACTAGCGCAAATGTAAGTGTGAGTGTCACTGGCGTTGCAGGAACAGGGACAGTTGGTTCAATTACAAATGTAATTTCAGATACTTTCGCGGTTACTGTCGCTAATCCAGGTTCAGGTAATAGATATTACATTGACACTGTTTTACAAGCTACTCTCAACTTGAACGAAGGAAGAACTTACATTTTTAACTGGTCTGCTGCCACAAGCCATCCACTAAGATTCTCTACAACATCAGATGGTACGCACAATAGCGGGACTGAATATACAACGGGTGTGGTTAAAGATGATAGTGCATACACAACTCAAATAACTGTCGCAAATTCTGCACCAACCCTGTACTATTACTGCCAGAACCATCCAAATATGGGAGGCCAGATTAACACGCCATGAGTTTTACATACGATCAACTTAAAACGGCTATTCAAGATTACACGGAGAATGATGAAAGTTCTTTTGTAACAAATCTTCCACTGTTTATACGACAAGCGGAGGAACGGATACTCAAAAACGTGCAGCTTAGTTTGTTTCGTAAGAATGCTACTGCTTCTACAACAGCTAGTAATAAGTTTTTAGCTTGCCCTGGAGATTTTTTGGCTCCATTCTCTCTTAGTCTTGCAGGGACAGATGGAGACAAGTTTTTTATAGATTTCAAGGATCCAAGTTTTATACAAACTTATACTCCAGATGCTACAACTACAGGATCTCCTCGATACTACGCTGTTTTTGATGTAGATAATTTTATATTGGCTCCAACCCCGAATACTACATTTACCGCAGAGCTTCATTACTTTTACCGACCTACGAGTCTGACCGCCGGATCTGGTAGTGGAACTACTTGGTTGAGTGAGAATGCTGAGATGGCTATGTTATATGGATCATTGATAGAAGCGTATATATACATGAAGGGTGAACAAGATGTCATGGGCATGTATGCCGGAAGGTTTCAAGAAGCAATTACTGGTGTAAAAATGCTTGGAGAAGCAAAAGAAACAACAGATGAATATCGCACAGGAAAAGTAATTAGGGCAAAAACATAATGTTTAAAATAGATGTAAGTGTACCACAGAATGAACAAATTGTAGGCGTTAGAACTACAGAGAACAGGGGATTTACTCCTGAAGAACTAGCAGAACAATGTGTAGAAAAGATTATTTCGGTTTCTGAAAATGCCCATCCAGGTATCAGAGATCAAGCTCATGCTTTCTCAAAGCATGTTGAAAAGCTTGTTGCATATTATATGAGACAGGCTATTCGTAGTGACCGCACAACAGTGCACAATGCAATTAAAGATGCGGGTCATCCCCAACTGGCTGAACTTATAAGGAGACTTTAACATGGCCTTTTCTGGAAACTTTATGTGTACTTCTTTTAAGCAAGAGTTGCTTGTAGGTAGTCACAACTTTACAAACTCATCTGGCGACACTTTTAAATTAGCTTTGTATGATAACAATGCTTCGTTTGATGCTTCTACTACAGCATACACTTCATCCAACGAAGTGAGCAACTCTGGCTCGTATACTGCGGGTGGAGGGGCGTTGACAAACGTAACACCCACAACTTCTGGAACGACTGCTCTAACAGATTTTGCAGACAAGACATATACTTCTGCAACAATCACTGCTCGTGGTGCTTTGATTTACAATACTACTACAGGTGGCGGATCAGGAACAACGGATACAGTTGTGGTATTAGACTTTGGATCAAATAAGTCTTCTACGTCTGGCGACTTTCAGATTGTTTTCCCAACGGCTGACGCAAGTAGCGCGATTATTCGTATCGCGTAAGGCAGTCTTCCCGTGACAAACATCACAGGTTGGGGACGTGGATCATGGGGCGAGGGCGCTTGGAATGAAGCGACCCCTGTTCGTGTGGGTCATACTCTTAATGGTTGGGGTGGGTTAACTTGGGGTGAAACTTCTTGGGGTGGTGAGAAATCTACCGTTGCAGCAATGCAGGGTCAGGTTGGCACCGCTGTTGTTCGAGAGGATTTATCTACATCTGTCACAGGTCTTGGTGCTACTGCTAGTGTCGGTAGCGTAACCGCTAAAGGTAACAATAGTGTAACTCCTGTGGGTCTTGCGGCTACAGGTGGCGTTGGACAAGTCACTCTTGTTACAGAACAAAATATTCCTGTCACAGGTTTACAGGGGCAAGGTTTTGTAGGCACTGCCACCGTTGTCCAAGGTGGTGGTGTTGATGTAACCGTCACAGGATTATCTGTAACAGCAACTGTTGGAACAGGCACAAGTATTATAATCAATGCATATGCTCCACCAACAGGTATTGCAGCTACGGGCGGTGTTGGTTCTGTCACAATTAGCGAAGGTGCAGGAATTGATGTAACGCCAACAGGTATTGCAGCTACGGGCGGTGTAACTGAACCAACTATAATTGGTACGGCACCAAATGTTGCGGTGACGGGTATTGCGGCAACAGGAACAGTTGGCCCTGTTACGGTATTAACATCACAGGTTGTTCCGTTGTCATCAGATAACTTGATTGCGACAGGTTCTGTAGGTACAGTGACGGTGGCTACGATTAGTAAAGCTCATGTCACGGGTGTTAGCACTAGCGCATTAGTTGGTTCTGTGGTAGTTTACGAAACAATAGTTCCTGCACCAGGTACTTCTTGGTCAAATGTCGGTCCTAATCCAGGCAGTACATGGACAGAAGAAACACCAAATCCAGGGACAACTTGGACAACGATAGGCGAAGCAGCGTAAAGGTAAGGAAATATGGCAACCTATACAACAAACAGCGGCATCAAGAAGATTGCCACGGGTGACGAATCTGGAACGTGGGGTACGTCAACCAATACAAACTTCGATATCATTGACCGTATTGCGGCGGGTGTTGGAGACATTACACTCTCAGGAACGACGCATACACTGACCACATCAGATGGATCTGCATCAGATGGACAGTATCATGTTCTGCTTTTAGGCGGCTCCCCCTCTGGGACAAATACCATAACGGTAGCTCCCAATGACGCAAAGCGTATGTACTTTGTTAAGAATAACTCAGGTCAGTCTGCTATATTCTCACAGGGATCTGGTGCAAATGTAACGGTTGCAAACGGCGCATCAGCCATAATCTACTGTGACGGTGCAGGATCAGGGGCAGCGGTTGTTGATCTAGGTGCTTCTCTGCCTCTATCAGGAGCATTGCTTGCAGCGAATAACTTATCAGATGTTGCAAATGCAGGAACATCAAGAACAAACTTAGGAGTTGCGATTGGGTCAAATGTTCTGGCATATGACGCAAACCTACAGGCTTTTGTAACGGCTCTTACCCTCCCTACATCCGATGGGACAAACGGGCAGGCGTTGGTTACAAATGGTAGTGGTACTATTTCTTTCGGTAGTGCCGGAATTGGAACAGGTAAGGCCATAGCTATGGCTATTGTTTTTGGGTAAAGGAGGCTAGGATATGGCTGCACCAAATATTGTAAATGTAAGCTCAATACTGGGTAAGACAGACCAGTATGCTCTTACATCAACATCACAGACTACGATTTTAAATAACGCTGCATCAAGTGACGATGTTCTAAAAGTAAACATGATCCAAGTTGCAAACGTAGATGGCGCGAATGCTTGTGACATTACGGTAGACGTACACAGCGCAGCATCAGGTGGCGGCACTGCATTCTCATTGATTGCAACTGCATCTGTAGCGGCTGACTCTTCACTGGTAGTGTTGGATAAGAACACAGCGATATACTTGGAAGAGAACATGTCTATCACTGCAACAGCAGGCACTGCTAACGATCTGGAAGTGATAATCAGTTACGAGCAAATAACTGACTAAGGAGAGTTGTTGTGAAAGTAATTGGCAACTTAACCAAAGACGCCATCATCAGGGCTGCGGTCAGTGAAGGATTAACTGTTACTCAAGTAATAGGAACTCCTGTTGTATTTGAGGCAGCACAGGCAAATTACGAAAGCATTGCTTATGATGTTAATGCTCAAAAAGTCGTAGTTGTATATGTTGATGCAGGAAATAGTAGCTATGGAACAGCTATTGTTGGGACGGTAGATGCTTCAAACAATTCAATTTCTTTTGGAAGCCCTGTTGTATTTGAAAGTGCCGCAACCAATTATACTAGGGTTGAATATGACGCAAACGCTCAAAAGGTAGTAATCGTTTACAGAGATGATGGCAACAGTAATTATGGAACCGCAATTGTCGGAACTGTAAGTGGGACATCAATATCATTTGGAACTC